TAAGGCCTTTGTTATTAAAGGTGCTGAGTGCCGATACGACTATATTGGCCATTATGCAACCTTCTTTTCAGTAGTCTTATTAAAGTGTGTAACTGTAGAGTTAATCGCCTTTACAATTACGCCATAAATATCACCACTATCTTGCGCCCATGCTTTGTAAATCAAACGACCTTTAGTCTTACGACCACCACCTCTAGCGCCTTTAACTTTAGGCTGAGATGTAAGAGTAGGTAAGTCAGTAACAAACTGATACCCAGCAAAAGGATTATTAGAATTATATGCAGATGTAGATCTACTTCTATTTTTTCTGCTACCTGATTGCTTAAATGCCATTGTGCCGCCACCTTCTGCAACAGAAGTAAATGGCGCTCTACCTTGTGGGTTTAATCTGCCTGCGGTTTCATAGATACGACCTGCGGCGCTAATATTGTAAACATAACTTTCTACTGTATAGCCATTACTAAATCTGCGGTTTTGACCTTCTTTAAATCCAATGCCACCTCGGACAGTAGCTGCATCATATTTAGGGAATGGGCGATAATCGACAGTAGATGATATTGGCTTAGACCAGCCTGATAGCACCTCATTATTGCCCACTACAAATCCTTTAGCCTTAGCCTCTACACCCTTCATAACGGGTTCTACGGCTGCTTTAACACGTCTATACATATCTTCATCAATAAAGGTTAAGCCATTAATGACATCTTTAACGCCTACGATTTCTACTGGCATTTTTGATCTCCTTAGCTCTATCTGAAAGCACCTGGATTATTGCCCTAAGCATTTCAGCGTCCATATTGATAAACTCGCTAGGCGGAATCCCCAGTTCAACAGATAGGCTAGCTATCGTATAAAGTGTTGAATCCCGCTGCGCTATTTTTTTTCTTCGTCTAATACCTCTACAGTATCTAAGCTGTCTATAAACTCGATACCAAATACAGGTACAGTTACGTTAGCCCTACGTAAACACTCATGCGCTAACCAATAGATTTCGGTCTGACGTTCATGCTCACGTAGGACTTTACTAATACCTGATCCGTACTTTAACTCGAAAGCGTACTCGACACCTGGTGTTATCTTGTGCTCTGTGACTTCACCATTAGCCCTTGTTATCTTTAGCTTTGCCATTATTGCTCCTTAATTAAGGTGTTACGTCAACTACTATAACTGAGTTACATGTGAATGTAATGCTCTGTGTTGAGATGTCGCCAACAGCACCATTTAGGTCTTGGGTATTGTTAACCAAAACTGTAGTTTGATACTCTGGGTTTGTAGTGCTAATTACTGCGTTAGAACGCTTAATTACTAGCGGTACTGTAGTACCCCAGGCTGCCGCTAAGGTTGCAGTAACTGCACCTGTGCCGCTTGCTGCATCATTGTTAAGTAGGTCTAGGGTAATTGTTGAAGCCTCTAGTCCTTTAACAAACTTGTGAGCTGTATCGCCCATTGCTGTAATTTCTAATTCATCAAAACTGCGGTTAATAGTAACCCCTGTTACATATGCTGAAATGTCAACACTGTTAAGAGTAACTACCGCACCATTGGATAAAAATACGGCCATTAGTCTTGCTCCTCTTCTTTTTTGTAAGCAGGTTTTTTAACCGCTACTGGTGTGTGTGTAATCTGACCTGTCTTGGCCAGAAAGTTCTTTTCTTCTTCTGTTAATCCTTGGTATGCCATTTTAACTCCAACTCGTTAGGATTGATACAGTAATTTCTGATACTAGCAAGTCGCCACTAGCTGCATTAACTATTGCTGGTGCAGAAACACTAGATATGTTCATTTGATAAGTTGCGGCAGCTAATTTAGTTACTACTGCCAAAATGTAATCTTCTATACCAGCAAGGTTGCCTTGATTGTCTAATGCTGGTTTAGTAATAAGTATTCTAAAAGTTGCTAACGGATTGACACTTATTTCATCATTGTTAGATGGTGTTATGTAAGGATCGCCCGGGGTTATTACTACTGCATTGGCTAATAGTGTTGCAGGTGGAAAACTAAATACTGACCACACGCCAGCATTGGCAAGTGTTGTCGCTAATGTGCTACGTAATGTAGTTATTGCGGCTGGCATTATCCCACCAAAGATGCAGGTGATGAATACGGCTGGATGAGGCCACGCACTCGGTTAATCAGCTGATAACCCATCCGATAAGGGCTAGCACTGACCCCATCCATACCGACCCCACCAGTCTGACTGACCTGTCTGGCTTGGAATATATCCACGGCCACGATCATTGCAGCTTCTCGTATTGCAGGGGTGCTCGCATAAGCTTGGGTCTTGTGGTCTGGGCCTGTGGCTACGCCATAAGGTATTACTTTGTGAAAAGTTTGATTTGCTGCAGTTTTGTTATATTGCACAAATGAATAGCCATTAGGATAATTAACTTGGCCATAGTTATACATAAATACTGGGATTAGGCTAGTGGTGCCAGTTGTAGGTGGAATTGTGCCTGTGATTGTATGTGTGCCATTAAAAACAGATCCACAACCACTTACCACTATTGATTGGCTAGCAGCAAATGCGTTAGGACTTGCAAGCATAAGAGTTGCAACATTATCTTGTAATGCAGTGCCTACCACTGGTGCAGTGTTAAACCATAAGTATTGATTAATTAAATCTTCGGCTGTTTGACAAACTTCTTCAACTGTAGCCGATGAATAGAGTGAGCCAATACCTAAATTACTGCGTAACTCAGCTTCGGTTACATATGTGGCTGGCATTTCTACTCCTTATCTAAAAAAGCTCCCCCAGGGCTAGGGCTACTAAACCCCAGGGGATTATTAATTAACGGGTTTTATTAGGTCTTTTTGAACTTGTAGATTCCGTTAGGCATTTTGGCTAATGTTGCCATGTAGCCGTAAATTGCTACCTGTACTTGTAGGTTTGATACTACGTTTACAGACATGAAGTTTTGTGCTGAGCGATATACAGTGAATGCTTCTGGTGCAAGGATAATCGCTGAATCATCATCAAATGTCGATGCAGTGAAGTTCTTGTCTACGTATAGATCAAGTCCTAATACATTTCCACGAATAGATCCTGTTGATACCTGTCCAGCTGCGTTCATCGGCTGCAAAGCAGTAAACACTGGGCGCTTAGTGGTGTCTTGAGCAGAAATTAATGCACCCCATTGTGCTGGGTTAGCAATGTAATTCTGTGCAAAATAGCCAGTGTTCTTGTAAATGTTTTCTGCTGATTCTGCTGCGAAATCAATAATTCCGTCTAGGTCTGCAGATGTGTTTGTTGCGTTAGCAGATGCTTGGATCAAAGCTGCAAGTACAGTTTGATCTAGGCGCTTCAAATATGCATACTCAAGTTGCTTTGTAAGTTCTGCATAGAAGTTTGGATCTGAACGCTCTAACAATTCAACTGAAAGTGTGTTCATACCTGAGTACTTAGATACGTTAGCTGTTAGGTATTGGGTTTCCATACCTGTGTTCTGTACTGCTCCAGCCTCTGCTTCTACAGTTACTTCTGGTGCTACACCATTTCCGCCACCAACGGATGTAACCAAAGATGGTACTGAAATTGTCATACCTGAAGTTGGTAGTGTGCCTTGTGAACATGCATCAATAGCAGGTGTACCAAAACGTGTGTTTGTTACAAACTCGCTTAGGTATTGTGTTGGATTAAATGCAGGGTTAGTTGCAAATGAATCATCAGCTGCGGCTACGTATAGTTTTGAATCATCGTTGCCTAGAGCAGCCTTAATCTTGTGCTCTGTATATGCAGCCATAGAAGTAATTGGCGTACGTATAGTTGTTTGAATTAGTGGTGCTGTAATTGTTGGGCGAGCAGCTTCTACTGTAGGAGTAGCAGCCTCTGCCTTTGCTTCTTGTGGCGCTGTTGCTAAATCTTCCACAGGAGCCTCGCTTTCTGTTGTTTGGTTTGTGTCCTCTGCTTCGTTTTCACTAGCAGCAACTTTAGTTACTTGCGCAGCTGTAAACGCTGGGCTTTCTACCAGGCTAACCTCTCTTAGTGTTGCACTGGTTACATATAAATAATCTTTTTTCTGTACAGACTTGTTTACGTCTACACCAACAGATAAACCATCAATTAATTGCTCGCCAGCAAGGATTAAAGCATCTTGACCTTGCATAGATGCACTAATCTTAAATGAAGCGTAGATGCCATCTTCTGCTTGATTAAACTTTTGCATGCGACCTATTGGGCGCTCTAGTGAATGTTGCATAAGCATCTTAACCTTGCCTGGATCGCCTATCTCTATTGAGCCTTTAGCGAATACGACCTTACCTACGGAAGTATTGCCTACCTCTTCAAAAGGTACGATCTTGCCAGCAATAACTCTGCGCTCTGTATCGGCAGCTTCTACGTGGCTACTGAATGTAAGTTTCATCTTCTGTTTCTCTTCCGTTAGGTGTCATTTGTTCCATTTCCTTTGCTTCTTCCACATCAATTAAACCTAGATTAATCATTTTTTCTAATGCCTCTAGGCGCTTCATTGTGTCAGCTCTTAGGAAAGATTCTTCTATAGCAAACTTAACTACATGCCCACGTGGAGTAATATCATCCATGCTTAAACGATCTTCAATAGCACAAATAAACGGCTGTAGTGAATAGGCTACAAACTCTTTGCGACCATCAATAATATTTTGGTAAGTCATTGAGTTGTTCATATCTGCGCTTATGTAATATGCAGGTACGTTCATAGCACGTGCAATTTGTGTGGCTAAATATTGTTGCGCTTCGTTATACATCATGTCTTTAGGACTAAATCCTGTAGTTTCATAAGATAACGTAGATGTTAAATATGCTGTAGATCTATTTAGACGGCTTTGTTTCCATTGTGCTAGTAATCCAGATACTTGTTGCTCTGGTAAATCTGCGCCAGTGTTTTTAATATATCCACTTGGCATTGGTGTTTGTGCAGATACAGCTGCGGCTTTCTCAATATCTAAAGCGCTTTGAATTGTACGTGCTGCAGTTTGTAATACACCTTGTGTTAATCCTTGGAATGTGATAAGAGAACCAATACCGGACATTGGTGCTAAAACCCCATCTACATAATATTCATTAACTTCTGTGCCAAACTTATTAGTTGTAAATGTAACTCTATTATTAGCGACCCACTCAAAACGTGATGGTCTTAAATCATCTGCATATAATTCTGTTACACGCCAATATGCAATACCATAAAATAAAAGACTATCGACAGTCCACGATATGGTGACGGATCTTGGTTGCCGATAGTCTGGTTGTTCTATCCAAAGAGGGTTCCCCAACTCCTCACCATTTGACTTTTTGTAAAGCTTCAATGGCAAGTAGGAAACTACACCAGCTATAAGATTTCTGCAACGTGAAACCGCAGGTACTTGCATTGCAAAATTACGATCTAATCCACCAGGGAAATTACCAACACCTGTAGTAAATGAACCATAACCATAGGCTGTGTCCATAATGGCAGGGGCGTATTGCGCTTGTACGGATTCAGTTTTTTTATTTATACCCAAAGCAGACAATAGACCCATAGATATACTTTATACCATAAAACGGACTAAAGGTGCAAGTTAAACAAAGATTTGTGCAGTTTTTTGAGGTTTAGTCAATTCTGACACCACCATAGCCAAAGATATAGCAGCTGTAACATCTCCAGCCGACTTACGCCTAATAATGCGCCAGCCAGCATCATTTGTTTTAGCAGCGCAGTTATTTAAGTGCTGTACTAAGTCAGCTTGTCCAGAATGGACTATTCGGTTATTGGCTAAACCATCTGCTAGGTCTGAGCAAGCCTGGTAAAACGCTTGGCCGCTAACATCTTGCATACGCCAGCCGCTTTGTTCTAATTTTGTGGCTATTGTTTGTGTGGCGTACTTGTCAAAACAAATTACGTGTGGGTGGTACTTTCTAGCCCACTCATTTATGTCACTTGCCATTTTAACTTCATCTATGGCTATATCACTATGCCAAAGTTGTGCAAGTCCTACAGCTACTTTCCCATCTTTTATCTGACCCATAACCAAAGCGCCAGATCTTCTAGTAGGTGCAATATCAAAGGCCATTATAGTCTGAGGACCGACAGGGATTTCTAACGTACTATCACTACATGCTTCAATAGATCCATATACCCATGGGCTTTGTGTGCTATCTACCCACTGGCATAACATCTCAGTACGTGTAGCTTCTATGCTGTTTGTGCTTACAGATTCTTCCAATGTCTGCTCAGTTATTAAATGGCCGAGTGCGGGGTTTGCCATAGCCCAGGCTTTCTTATCGTGTATCTTGCAATGTTGTGGTGCGCTGTATTCGTAATAGCCTAGATTCTCTGGTGGATAAGACTTGCAACGCTCTACTAGATCATTAAGCACTGTACTAAAGCCATCACCTGCGTTACTTGTCATTAATGTCATCGAGTTAGGTCTTGCACGTGTTACTGGCAATGCAGCTGTAAACGCTTCTTCTGACCATTCACGTAATTCATCAATATATAAGAAATCTGCGGTCTTACCCCGGGGTGCATCTCTTGTAGCTGCGGCAATCTCATACCTAGCACCATTAAGTAAGCTGATAGATTCTTGACCATTAGCCAGGCGTATCTGCCTTACTTGATCTTTTAAGAATTGATTATCTTCTATTGTGTATGCAACCTGCCTAAATGTATCTAATGCCATGTTTCGATTAGATGACATGCCTAGGACATTCTTAGAGCCCCATAAGAATAGATGGCTTAATATGAGCATACGTGCTAAGTGTGTTTTGCCGTTTTGACGTGCTACTAATACTAGAGCTGTCTTTTTGCGCCAGTTATCGGATTCATCTGTAGATAAAAGATCCTGTAGTACAAAACGTTGCCAGGGAATTAAAGGTAAACCTATTTTCTCAGCTAGATCAGCAACCTCATCTACTTTACTATTGCCTTTCAGTAAAGGCGTGTGGATTCTAGGCTCGGTGCTGCCAATTAGCCCGACCCCTCGTTTGATCTGGCTTGATTCAGTATTAGTTTGCATCAAAGTCCAATGTATCTGGTTTATTAAAAGGTGAGTCTGGCACTGTACTGGTGGTTTCAGGGAGAGAAGGTTTCAGAAAGACAGGGG